TGATAACGCAATGTCGGTGAAGAAGCATTGCTCCTGGTACACTCATACCTCGTGCCAGAAGGAGTTTGAGAAATTGGATATTGGATACACAATGGCAGATAAAGATGCAGAATCTCTCCCTTACATAGGGATCGAGGCTATCTCTTTCCTTAAGAGGAAATTTGAGATGCATCCGGATCTGAATAAAATTGTGGCCCCAATTGAAGAGGACTCGATTCTCAAGCGCTTTCACTGGGTGAAGAAGCCTACTGAATCCCCCTTGTCCTTTGGGGAGCAGTTTGGTGCCTACACCGATGGTGCTATGCGTGATTACTATCTTTATGGTAGAGAAGCATACAACGACTTTCTCGCTAAGTTGAAGGATATTGTTTCTCAAAATGAAGAATTGCGTGGTGTAGTTTCTTTCATTCCGTATGATGAAATGACACTCACGCTGAAGCCTGATTATTCTGATGACTATGTAAATAAGAACGAGAAATTGTTCGCAGAGTCAACAGGTGTATCAGAGGAAGAATTCGCTCCAAGCGTGGAGGATTCTTCGGAGTCAGATTAATTTCTGGCTCTCTTCATTAAACCAATTTTGATAGGTCTTTTTACTCCAGTTGTAGACCTTAACCTACGGGAAACACATGGGAGGCATTGTATTGATTTACGGCAATTTTCAGATTCGTCATCTGAAGTTGAACGCTTGCAATGCAGCATTTTTGGACGAATAGGTGTGATGGATTAACCAGCCATTTGCATCTCCTAAAAATCAGCGGTTACCAATTTTGAAAAGAATTTTTATCGGACTTACATGGTCCTTAAACACACAATGACGGGTGTTTGTTCATTCGTCTTATTTTTGCATGCATGCGCATACATGTTGCAACGAGCTTTTTCTGTTGAGGAATTATTGAGCAAGTTTGCAGCAGTGAGATGCGGTGCTAAATCAATTTCGGGATACTCCCGTCAGGCTTATATTGATAGGTTGACTTGGATGCGTGAACTTCTAAAGTTTGATCCAACTCCTGTCTCACGTAGGGCTTACGAGAGAATTTCCTATACTTTAGAAACTTTGAAGTTGGATGATTCCAATGGAAAGATTCGAAAGCAGCCCTACTGCGTTGTCCTCACAGGATACCCAGGTTCGGGCAAATCTACCTTTGCGCTCCAGCTTGCTGTTGAGTGCATGAAGAGACGTTATGGCGAAGCCTCACCTGGGGATATCGTCACTCTGAATGAAACTGATGAATTTCAGTCTGAGTTCAGGACGTCGCACAAAGTTGTTATCTTTGATGACCTAGGGGCTGAAAGCCAGCGTCCTGGTACAGTAAACCCCTGGAGAAAAGTGATCGATTTTGTCAACAATGTGAGGAAGACAGCTCTGAATCCTAACGTGGACATGAAAGGAAACGTTTATATCGAGCCAGATCTTGTAATAATCACAACAAATTTACACAGCTGTTTAGGTGTTACTAACTGGATGAAAGCCCCCGGTGCAATATTTCGACGACTCAAAAGTTATATCGTCTTAGCAGACGGTTTTACCGAATGTTGTGAAGTTGTACCTGAGTATGACTCGAATCAAGTAGCAGGAGTTTATTCTAGGAGTATTTTAGTTAAACGAATTGATCCCAAAGCTGATAAAATGATAAGTAGAAATGTTATGATCAATGATCTTGTAGATCGTTTTGATGAGCATATGCTTGAACAACAAAGTTTTGTTGATGAAGCAAATTCTATTTTCACGGATTTAGCAGAACGGGGTCCCGTTGAAGCTTTCCTATACGATATGGTATATCCATGGTGGCCTAAGAAACCACTATTGGACAAATGTACCGAAGCTGTGTTGCCACTACACACAAAAATGTGGCGTAAGCTCTGCTTGGAGGATAAACAAGCACTCGTTTGTATGACGCCTTATACCAGGCTTCCAACAGATACTGAACCTTACACACCACAAGGTGAAACTCTTCCTTCTGGGATGAAGGAACACGATCTTCAAGATGGTGCTTTCATCTCCCAGTCGGGCGACCCTAGCAAAAAGCTTGATTTCGAAAAGTATCTTGACATTAACGACTGTTATGATCAAGTGTCTGACGAAAGCAGCTTACTGTTGGGAGAAGCCTATTTTGATGAAAATCAGAAAGAGGATTCTACACCTAAGGTTGTAAATAAGGAATCTGATTGGACACCCCAAGAACGATATATCTTGAAGATTATCGACTGGGATCTTTACCATGCTGTGCGACCTTCCTTACCGACGTATTTTTCGGTTCATCAGGATGGATTCTGTACAGATAGTAATGCTTGGCCGAAGCGCCTTCTCCCTACTAGTAGGGCCACTTTTCACACTACTGTGATGTGGACAAAGGAGGAGCTAGATGAGCTCTACGAACGTTTTAAAACGCGAACTACGCGTGAATAATAATAATTGTAATTTTAATTTTTGTACAATAGTATGTATATTATATATGTTAAAAATTCGTATGTTTATTTGTTTGAAATAGTACGACTGTTGCGGTGCAGTCGGGCCATCCCATGTGGGTGGCTTGGTGCAAGCCCTAATTCATATTCATTTACTGGATATTGAGAGATGTTTTCTCTCCTAAGGGTTTGCGCCCGAGGGAGACACTTTTACTCTCAGTAGCCAGCCTACTTTATGATTGGGTTTGCACCTTTCCCTCCTTCTATAACTCTTACCAGCTTTATGCTGGTTGGGGTTTTTACAGAAGGTGGGATCGGAGCCAGCCT